ACCGTGTCGGCGGGCAGCGTGTATGTGTTTGTGCCAGGAGTTAGGACTTGTTGCCCCTGCTCAATGGTCCACATATTGATGCCACGGTTGGCCCAGTCTGCGAACAGTAGGTTCAGGGATCGACGGGCAGTCTTCAGGTCGTAGCCCGTGCGCAACTCAGCACCACAACGCTCAAAGGCTTCTTCAACAGCCTCGTTGAGGTCAAGGTTAAACGTAGTGGTGCCGGAGGTTGCCATGATCAGTCTTTCTTTGCGGTAACCACGTCATCGCCCTTGCGAACGGTCACCTTATCGCCCTCAACATCCACTCGCATGGGCTGCTCAGGCTTATCCAGGCGGTCCAGCTTGTCAATCAGCGACCTGATGACTTCAAACTCAGGCTTCTCCTGCTTAGGAGCCCCACCCGCAATACCGTTGAGCATGGAGATGAGCGCCGTGAGCGCCGCACCCAGCAGACCCATAACGGCTGCAATTTTCTCCGAGTCAAGAGCCAAAGAGGCCAGGACACCGATCACCACGATGAACGTGATATAGAAGAGCCCTTGCTTACCAATAGCTTTGCCCGCGACTTCCTTGGCCGTTGATTGCGCCTCAAGCCGATTGAGTTCCGCCTTGACTTGCGCCTTGAACAGGGGGAGATCTTGAACTTCAGACATTACCTGAACCTAGCGGTCTTTGCAGCAACCTTGGGAGGCTGTTTGACAAACTGTTTGCCTGCGGCTTTGCCTGCGCGTTTGGCCCGAGTAGTGGCAGCGTACTCTGAAGGCGTAAGAGACTCGATAGCTGCCTTGGGGAGGTAGCGTTCGCCGGTCTTACTAGAAGGTTTGCCACTTTTGGTTGTCCACTTCTGCGCGGTCCAGTCCTTCAGACTCTGCTGCGGGGCCTTCATGTCAGTCCTTGTACCCACCACCCTTGGCCTTGTACTGCTTGGCAAGAAGCTGTGCCTTGCGGGCGCTCCACTGGCCTGCAGCGGTGCCTTGCGTAGCCTGCCCCTTGATCTTCTCAAAGAGCGATTTCCGCATCCCCGGCTTGGTGTAGTTGCCAGCTTCGTTCACGCTGCCGCCCTTAGCGTACTCCGTAAAGTCCGTGTTGTCACGGCGTGCGTGGCGTTTGCCATCCTGAAGAAAGTCGGTGTTGTCACGGCGCTTTTTGCTTACGCCCTTCTGGATAGCTCCCATGCCACGCGAGGCCATCATGTCAGATCACCTTGCACTTGCGAAGGCCACGCTGTTCGCAACCACCGCCCTTTACAGAGCCGCCTTTGGCGAAGCCAAGCGTACTACGAATACGTTCTCCGACAGAGCGTGTGTCGGTTCCAGTGCTGCTAGACCGAGCGCTTTCGCGCATGGCCTTCATGCGGTCAGAGATAGAGCGGCTGTCCGTTGAGGTAGAAGAGCCCTTGCGCTCGGTGCCGCCCATGCGCTCAGTCGCTGAACGCTCATCGGTCCCGGTGCTGCCCATGCGGGCACGCTCACGTGCGGCCTTGGCACGCTCAGACACGGATTTGGTCTCATCGTCCTTGGGAGCCCGCTTGCCCGTGACTTCAATCCGCTGAGGTGAAGATGACTCAGCCCGCTGCCCACGCATCGCGCCCCCAGGGGTTCCAGCAGGGGGTTTGGCTTTGGGTTTAGCCTTGGGCTTCTCGGGCATCAACTCCGCTGCTTCAGACATTCCTGTGGCAGCAGGGCGCTCGTCCTCACCGTAGGTGACTTCACCGCCGTCGTCGTAGCGAAAGTTACGCTTCTTCATTTCCGGCTCCTCAGCAGCTTCCGCCGCCCATCATCTTGACCATCTTGCCCTTGGTCTTGCCTTTGGACTCGATGCCGCCGCCCCGGGCGTAGCCCTTGCCTTTGGCTTCTTTCTTCTCGTGCTCAATCATGGACTTCGGAGCCTTCTTGGTCTTCATGAAGGCCAGTTCCTTACCAATCATCTTCTTCGACTCTTTCATGATGCCTCCTTCGGCATGTGCTTTGGGACCAACAAACTTCTCGGCAACGCTACGGGGGATGCCTGTGCCCTTGGGATCTTTCAGTGCGGCGTACATCAGACGCCGCTGAGCATCGGACTTAACCGGCATTCTTGTGCACCTCTACCAAACGGTCCAACTTAGTATCCAGACGGTCAAGGCGATCCAGAACACGGTTAATATCGGCATGAACTTCCGCCTTTGTGACGTATTCCTTGGCAACTTCTTCCCGCGTTTTGTTTAGCAGGATGCCAAGTCGGTTGATTTCAGCAGTCTTCTCTTTCAAGATCCACCCCAGCAGACCAATGAAAACCGTGAGAAGCGTGTTCCATATCAGAGCGTCCACGCTTATTTTTCCATAAAATTAGCGCCGTATTGCGCCAGCGAAAACAAAATGACTACCAAAGCCCAGACGCCAATGCCGCGATTGATCCACATCTCGACCTTGCTATCAATTTTCTGCATGTTTTTTGAGTTAAGGTCGGACTGATTTTCTATTTTGTTTATGCGATCGGTCAGAATAGCGTAGCGCTCGGCAAACTTTTCTTCAGTGGCTGCGCGCTGCTTTTCTATATTACTAACAATATGCAGCTTCTGATCCTTTAGAAGCGACGAGGTGACTTCCACGATCATCAGTTTGAAGTGATTATCGGTTAACGCATTTAAGCGCTGCTCCTCAAGTTTGTTTGCATCAACCATGGTTGCAATACCTCACTCAGCAGTTCCATGCCCTTAGGCTTTTGTTGATACGAGAGTTGGGGTCTTTGGCTGTCTTCTCGGAAGTCAGCTTGTTCTTCATTCCAGTCATCCTCTGGCAAAACGATTTACGTCTTGCAGCGTCTTTCTCGGTCTTTGGCTTGGGTGCAGGGGGCTTAAGGTTCATGCCCTGAGCTTTTGCAGAGGCGCGTCCCTTGGCATTCAAGCCGCCTTCGGGGTTTTTACCTTCAGCCCTAGACCAAGCTGGGGTCTTAGCCATTGATCTCTCCTCGGGCTTCGCGCTCCATCGGGGCGTTCCTGTACCCATAGCGCAAAACCTGCCACACGTAGGTCAGATAGTACCTGATCGCGCCCATGCGCAAGTACTGCACCCAGTGAATTTTTTCATGCCTGACCAAGCCCTGATCGGCCAAGCGGCTTGGGAGGATGTAGATGCCAAACGGAGGCAGACACGCCCCGTGAAAATTTGACACCTTCAGGCACCACGCCACCAGACCAGATGCGGGCTTGACGTTCATAGCGATACGTTCCCGTTAATTTTAACGGCGGGCTTGCTGACAACTTGCTCAAGCAGCGTTAATTTTAACGGCGGCTCAGGAGCTGCTGGGTAACTCACCCACTGCGTCTCGCTCTGGCTCCACTTCCACACGTAGCCCTCGACCGGCTCAGGCTCCACAGGCCGCACCACCCACCCAGGCGGGCACCACCAGACCGTCTCTTCACCAGACCTTGGCAGCGGAGGCTCAGGCACCTCCACCCAGCCATCCGTGCCGTCAGTTTGATCTTTGGGGATCGACCCGTCTTTGCTGTAGAGCGTCATAGCGTCGGGAAGGCTGCGGTTGGCGGGGTGAAGTTAGCCGTGTAGCGGGCGTAACCGTTGGTGATGCGGAGGTCTTGGATGTAGCCGTTAAACAGTCTTCCGCCAAAGTTTGTATTGCCGACCTTTATAGCGCTGGTTGAATCGCTCAAATTACGCACCGTGGTCGATGTTGTGGTGCCAACAGTACCGTTAATAAATACTCGGTATGTTGTGCCGTCAAAAGTAAACGCAACGTGCGTCCACGTTGTGGAAGATAGGGTTGCCGCCCCACTATTTGCAAGCACATTGTTATAGGTTCCTGCCTGCAAAACTGCTGCAGATGAGATAGAAAAATGCCAATTCGTATCTCCGGCCACATTGGTTAAGTTTCCAACCAAATCTTGTGTGGCTCCTGACGCAGCGTTTGTGCAGTACACCCACATCTCTACAGTAAACGGTGCTGTACCAAATCGCAGTTCTGGCTTTGCAATTATTGAAACTTCGTCCCCCGTACCATCAAACCTCATGCTTGTCGTGCCCCACTTCGCCTGCGTGGTGCTGACCTGCGCATCAGCCACGGTCTGACCATTGTTGATCGTGGCCGCGTCATAGATGCCTGCGTTGGTGAAGTTCAGCAACAGGCTGGTGTTGGTGATTGCGGTGAGGGGGGCTGTAGGTGGGATGAAGTTGGTGGTGTAGACAGCGGTGCCTTTGACTACGCGGGCGTTGCTGATGTAGCCAGGAAAATAATACGTTGCGGCTTGCCCATTTTCGTAGCCAATATACAAAGGTCTTGCGCCGTTTGTAAGGTTGGCGGGGACAGATGCAGTGGTGCCGTCCGAAACACCGTTTACCCACAATGTAGCGTTTGCCCCTACGCGGGTCGCTGCAATGTGATACCAAGTGTTTAGCGCCAGCGTAGTGGCCCCTGTAATTGATGCTGTTGGAGCACCTGTTGCATTTGGCACCGCAGAGGCTGCAAATACTGCTTTAAGGCCCGAAGTTACGGATAAGGTATATTGCGCCCATGTAACTAAGTTTTGACCATCTTTGTTGATGATCATCGCGTTGTTAGGGCTAGCGCCTCCTGGGGTCGCCGTCAAATATACCCAAGCCTCCAACGTGAAATCGCTGGTCCCCATGTTGAGCGCAGCATTGTCGGGCGCAGTTAGAAAGTCACCGTTCCCGTCAAAATACCCACTGCCCCCATACGAGGCCGTGCTGTAGGACGCTGGCGGGTTGAACGGCGCGAACTTGCTGATGCGCGTGTCGCCGTTGCGCGTGATGGTGAAAGCGTTGGCGCTGTTGTCAATGAAGCGGTTGTCCTGCAAGCACAGCAGGGAGGTGTTGGTGATGGCCGTCAGCGGGGTGGTGGGAACTGTTAGCGTGGTCTGCGTGGGGTCGTAAACGGCAGTGCCTTTGACTGCCCGAAGATTAGATATGTAACCAAAGTAATAATCCACCAGTGAGTTTCTTGCCGCAATGGTGGTTGTTGCTCCAGTAGAACTGTAGTTCGTGCTGTCCGTCTGAGTTGCAATGCGTGAGCCGTTCAAATACAGCGATCCGGTTGTCCCGCTTCTGACATAAACAACGTGATTCCATTGATTTATGGGTGCGGCAGCACCTTCTAAGACTGTTGAGCCGTTGAACCACCCAACCAAGTTGCCCGTTCCAGTACCGTTAAGTCGATACCCTAGCGCCCAAGCGTTAGTTACTATGGATGTTCTGGCATCTACCAAATACATACCCGCCCCACCACTGGCGGCTATCGTTGCATAACTCCAGCATTCAACCGTAAAGTCTCCAGTTCCAAAAGCAAGCGATGTGCTGGGTGCGTATGTAAGATAATCCCCCGTCCCATCAAAATACCCGCTCCAGTACCCCGTAGGCATGTACGGGTTGAACGACCCCTGAGTGGTGTCGCCGTTGCGGGTGACGGTGAAGTTGTTGGTGCTGCTGTCGAGGAACGTGTTGTTCTGAGCGCCGTTCGTGCTGGTGGTGTTCAGCAGCAGCGTGACGTACTTCCAAAACGTGTCCGTGGCCGCAGCAGCCGCAGCCTTCAGCGAAGCAACAACACCGTGAAGAACCCCGCTCATGTCAGGCCGTTCCCGCTGATGATCCAGCTTGTGCTAGTGACTTTGATTGCCGTCGCCACACCATAAGCCGCCAGCGTCCTGCTGCCCGTCGTTCCTGCGCCAGCCAAGTACATCGTGTCCGTGGTGATGGCGATGGTCACGGTGTTGATCATGTTGATGAACGTGATCGTGGTGCCCACTGGAAACGGAACCGAGCCATTGGCCGGGATGGTGAACGTGCGCGCGTTGTTGTCCGTGATCGGATGGACGATGCTCTTGCCTGCGTCAGAAGCCACAATCGGATACGCCGCAGACTGTGAGTTCTGCGGCATGCCCACATACCCGACAGAATCCACGGTGTTGGCCGTAGGAGACACCGTAGCAAACGTAGCTGTGCCGGTGAACGTCGGGCTTGCTGACAACACCATGTTGCCCGTGCCGGTCACTGCGTTGCTGAGCGTCACGCCGCCGTAAGTGATGGCTGCGCTAAACGCAGCCGCACGCGGGAAGGTGTACGTATCCGACGCCCCAGGCGCACGCAACTGAGGTGTCGCAGTGTCCAGAGCAATGACTTCAAAAGCTGCCATGATTTACCTCAAACTATGTACGCCGTTCCGCCGCTGGACAAAACCGTGCTGCTGACGGTATAACTTGTGCCAGAACTATCAAGAACCGTAAGCGGAACAGTGTACGCAGTACCCGCACTATCCCGAACACTGATTGTCGGAGCCGGAGGAGCACCGCCCGTTACCCGCTGGAAACGGGGGAACCCGAATCCAAAACTTAACGTCATCAGAAGATTCTCAGCAGGTTTGTATTAGGCGTGGCAACGGTAGTCCCAGTGCTCCAAACGCGAATGACTTGAACTGGAATAACCTGCCCAGCCTGAAGACCGATAAAGGTCACATCAGAACCTTGCGCCGTCGTCACCTTCACGTTACCTGCCGCTCCGACATAAATAACGCTAGGTGTTGCAAGATTTACCGTATCACTAACGGTAATCGCCCCCGCATCCCCAGGGTACATAGGGAACGTCGGGCTGTAATTGGTCTTAGCCATTCAGCACTCCTACAAGAAGGGGGCCGAAGCCCCCGTCATCAGTTCTGGAACGTGGTCGGAGCCTGTGCGCCGTTGTCAGCACGTTGGATGTACTCAATCGTCACCACTACAGCACCAGCAGTCGGATCGCCAGTGACTGCAGTAAACGTGCCCGTCACAACCACATCAGTCGTGCCAATATTATTGGTGGCAGAAGAGACCAGCGCAGCATCCAGCGTAGCCCGAGCAGTTTGAGCAGTGGTCAAACCAATCGCGGCGGAAGTCTGATACGCATTTGCAGATCCTGCATTGCCAAACGTCACGTTCACAGCAGAAACCGAACCACCAGAGATGGCAGTAGTCTTCTCAACCGTGAAGCGCAGGATTTTGGACCCAGCAGGCAGTGTAAACAGGTTCTGCGCCGCAGGCGTCTGGAGCATCACAGAAAACGGCACGTTGGCTGATTGCGTCAGAACCGGCAGGCCGGTGTTCGTGCCAGCGCCGTAACGCTGAGTGCCCATGCGGACCGGGCCGGAGAGGGTGGAGAAACCCATGATATTTCCTCAATCTGCGCCCGTCGTCTCTGAGGAGAAGTCTGCCGAGTCAGTCGGCGGGCTGTGGTGAAGCTCGGTTTGTAAGAGGGTAGCACAGGGGCGGGACGGGGTCAAGCGTAAACGAACAACCAACCCTTAAACGGACCTTTGGTCAGCGGCTGCCCCGACTTCAACGCACGATTGATTGTTGGAGCCTTCAGGCCTGTGGCCTCTCGCAGCGCCTGAATGCTGGCGTGTTTCTGCACCTCGCCTGATGGAAGCGTCACTTCTACGGCCTTGCGAATCTTTTCCTTGAACGAGTCAGGTCGCTCTTTGCCGTACCAGAAGTTGCCTGCACCACTGAGTGTTTTGCTAATGCGCAGACGTTGGTCAAGCGAAATCTCCCTGCCCTTTAACGCGGCAGATCGTTTTGCTCTTGTTTCCTCTGACGCAGGTCTTCCTTTGCTAGCGGCAGCAATCTTAGCTATGGCTTCTGGCGTGTGTTTCGCCCCCTTCCAAGGGTTTAACAGGTTCGCTTCTTTGATCTTTTGCCGGGTACTTTCGGAAAGCTGTTTACCCCAGTTGGGGTGGTTTTCACCTGACACTGCTGCACTCAGCTTCGCCCGCATTTCGGGACCAAAAACGCGCCCGTAGTTTGATGCTTCTGGTCCAAACTTACCCCGCATAGGAGCACCTGCGTACAAAGACCAGTTAAAGCAGTAGTCTTTTCCGGCATGTTCGTCAAGATATTTTTGTTCCGCAGCAAACAGTGCAGCGGGTTCAGCTACATCTTCCAACACCTCAAACACAAACATTGCTTCTCCGTACTTGGCCCACGCCGCTGCCATGTGCTTGTTGGGGTGCGTGCCGTCACGCAGTTGTTTGCGATGCCTTGCCCAACGCTGGGCCTTGTTGACTGTGCTGCCGATGTAGAACTTGTTGTTTGCCGTGCAAGTGATGCGGTAGATGATGCCCATGTGGCCTCCTGTGTTATCAACCGATAGTGTATCACAGAAGAAATAAGAAAGGGGCCGAAGCCCCTTTTACCTTGTAAATCAAGGACTTAGGTCATGCGCCAGGGCTGCCGAAACATCCGAGTGGGTCCGAGACGCCGAAAGAATATCGCTCTCGGCTCTTGTAGCGGTTGTTCCCCGTGTCAAAGTCTGCGTCCATAGACGTAGACAGCGGCACACGAACAAAGTGCTTCAGACCGTTAGGCACATCAGTCTTCAAGAACCAAGCATTGGTGTCGGTCAAGAAGTGGTTGATGGTATAGCCTTCCGGGATGCTGCCGTTGTTCTTCAGCGCGTTGATGTCGTTGTCGGTGGTGCCGACACGCAGCGACGTTTCCAGCAGTCGGGTTGCGACGAACTGGAGGGCCGGAGGAACAATCAGC